ATTGTCTCTAATTGACTTGGACCTCCTTTATGGACGACAAGGGCGAAGGATGAAAATCCACGCTGAACGACTAAATGAGATGAATCCCTAAAATGGGATGTGCGATAGTCTGAGCTAGGCAGAGATGTCTAGATTAACAAAACTGTGGGTATTATTTCCATCACATAATAATGCATATATGACAAATATATTAAAAGAACAAGCTGGATATAAAGATATGACAGCACAACAAGTATTAACTGAATCTACAATATTAGATGTTAAATTTAATGAAGTTGCTAAATATATAACTCAACAATCAAATAATGTAAAAGAAATGTCTGAATACATGAAAATGTCTACAAGAAATGCAGTAATAGATCCATATAATAAAACTGTTGATTTAAGAGAAAATGGAGATATATTAAAAGTAAAATTAGAAAGTACTATGGAAATAGAATCAGATAATTCCTTAAGAAATATCAAATTTTAAAGAGAATGATCATTTAGATCATTCTCTCTGTATAATGGGGAGGAAAATTATGAAAAAATGGAAAATTATTACAATAGCATTATTAGTTATAGGAATTATATCACTACCTATAATTTCTTTTGCAGCAAACGGAGATACTTATACTAACAAATCAGGATTTTGGGACTACTATGAAATAGAAGAAATATTTAACGATGGACCAGTTAAAGAAGAAGATCTAATTAGCGTACTACAAGACGAAGGTTATAATGATAATGAAATAGAAATTATGCTTAAAGAAGGTGCTGAAAGAGAAAGTAAAGTAGCAAATACAGAAGAATCTAAAGAACAAGACACGAGTACAGAAGAATCTGAAGAACAAGACGCGAGTACAGAAGAATCTGAAGAACAAAATAATAATGAAAGTTCAACAAATTCGTTTACAGCAACATTAATATTTGCAGCTTTGTTTATATTATTTTTTATATGTTATTTTGCAGTTTAATAGGTACATCAAATACTTGACAACAAACAAAATAATATTGTTAATTACTTAAATAAAGGAGGAAAAAAGATAAATGGGTAATTCAGAAAAATGGTTTAAATTGAATTTCAGTGGTGAAGAAATTAATGAAGCGCTTGAAGCTATTGATACGCTTGATACAGCTGTAGAATCTTTAAAATATACAGTAAATTTAAAAGCTAATAAAGATGAATTATTTAGCAAAAAATATAATGACTTAATTGGTAAACCTGAAATACCTTCAATTGAAGGGTTAGCTAGCGAAGAATTTGTAGTTAATAAAATAGCAGAAGCTAAATTAGAAGCAGGAAATGGTGGTAATATTGATGTATCAGGTTTCATAACAGCTGAATACGTTGATAACAGAATAAATGAATTATTAGATGGCGCTCCAAACTCTTTAAATACTTTAAAAAAATTAGCAGACACATTAAATAATAATAAAAAAGATGATGATGCACATGTAGCTAATCAAATTATTCATATAAATAATAATGAAAGAGCTAAATGGAATAACAAATTTGATATGCCATCTGAAGGTTTAGATGAACTTCATCTATCAGCAAATTTAAAAAACAAATTAAATAATATGGTAAAACAAGATCAATTATTTGATATTAAAAATGGACTTATAAAAGATGCTTTTTTACCTGTTATAGACCTTAAACCTTATTTAGAAAAAAATGTTTATAATTTATTTATAAAAGAAGAGTGGCAACCACATGTTGCTAATGATTGTCACATTCTTCCTAAAGAAAGAGACACATGGAATGCTAAATACGAAAAACCAGCGAAAGGTATACCTGCTGCGGATTTAGAAAAAGAAATAGCTGAAAAGATAGAAAATTCAGTTATAAAAGAAGATGTGTTAGATGATTATGCAATGGTTAAAAAAGATGTATTACCTTTTGACATGAAGATAGTTAATGGAAATTTAAGATTAACAATAGATGGAGTAACAAAAATATTTGTACCAGCTGAAGGCATTGACTATGATGACATAGGATTTAAAGATAATATAATTTATGGATATTATATGGGACGTGGACTTACATTAGACCCTAAAAATATATCAGTAAGAGAACTTGAAGAATCTACTACTGTAATAAATAAAGCTGCAATAGGCCCTATGGGTAAAACATCAATATCAATAGATGCTTGTCCTGAAGGAGCTACTTATTTTGTAATAGCTCCTGCTGATTGTGGATTAAATGTAACTAGAGACAACGGAATAGGCGGAAAAGTTCCATTTGATGAATCTTTACTATCAGGAGATCTTAATTTCGGTTGTAACGGTGTAGACGCTGAACTTAATGGTGTTCCTGTAAAAGTTTGGGGACAATTTATGTTATCTAGTTTACAAATGTTTATGTATGTTGATTAATAAAATTTGGAAAATGATCATAATGATCATTTTCCAATATCTTTATTGTTTTAATTTAAACATTTAATTATTATGATTAACAAGGAGGTATTATAGCATGAAACCCATCTACGATGTAAATACATCTAATCAGTCTTTCATTGAGATGTGGAAATTGCTGAAAGATAAAGGAGTAAAAAATAATAAGTTTTTTTTAATTTTGTATGATCCGGGACTATCCGGTGTTGATCCGTATGATCCTAATCTTTCAGATGAAATGAAACTTAGAATATTAGCAGAAGTGCAAAAAAATTTCTGGTACTACCTAAGAGAAGTAGTTCATATTATAGAACCAGGAGGATTTGCTAAATATGGACTTCATATAGCAAACTTAGCACAAAACTTTTGTATGCTAAATAATATAAACGTAGTAGAACTGCTCCCTAGACAACATGGTAAGACTATAGGAGCTATTTGTTTTTATACATGGGTATATAATTTTAATACATCAAACTCACAAATTATATTTGGTAATAAATCAGTACAAGATAGTGAGTTAAACTTAAAACGTTTTAAAGAAACAGTAGAAGCCTTACCAAGTTATCTTAAAGCTCATATGGATAGTAAGACTGATACTGACAATATACAATATATAAGATGTAAAAGAAACCAAAATACAATAAGCTTGCTGAAATCAGCTAATGACCCTGTATCTGCAGATAAAGCAGGAAGGGGATTAACTACTCCATTAATATGGATTCAATAGAGTCCCGTTGCATAGTGATATGCAAATGAAAACTTCTTGAATTGCTGGAAACTCCCACTGGGACAATCAGCAGCCAAGCTTAATATTAGGAAGGTTCAACGACTATCGAAACCGTTAATAAGGGATTAGAGTACACTTATTTAACTAAGTGGAAGTGGGAAGCACCAGAGATGGTGAAGATATAGTCTGTGCTTACAAGAAATTGTAAGAATAACAATACAGTGACGAGTTTAGTTTCCTTAAGCATAATGACATAATATTCACAGCATCAGCGCCAGCCCAAGCAAAGGCTGCAGAAAGAGCAAAAGTAAATGGTGTTCCATATGGTACATTATTAACTACTACTCCTTCTACACTAGATGATCCAGCAGGTGCATATTGCTTTAAAATGATAAATAATGCAGTTAAATTTAACGAACAATGGTATGATATGCCAATAGAACAAGTTAAGCGTATAGTATATGAATCTAACAATAAATTCGTTCATGTACAATACTCATATACTGAATTAGGAAGAGATCAAGCATGGTATGAAGATCAATGTAAATCTCTTAACCAAGATTTGTTTAAAATAAAAAGAGAGCTTGATATACAATGGATGTATGCTTCAAATGATTCTCCTTTCTCAGAAGAACAACTTGAAGAGATATCCAAGCATATAGTAAAACCTAAAGATCAAATAGTATTATTCGGTAAATATGTATTCAATGTATTAACAGATCTTAAAAACATTCATAATAAATCATGGGTAGTTGCAATAGATATAGCTACAGGGGTATCCCTTGACTACTCAGCAATCACTGTCATAGATCCACTCACATGTAAGCCGGTTATAACATTTAGACATAATAGCATAGAAATACCTGATTTAGTTGTATTAGTTGAAGAGTTCGTAAGTAAATATTTACCTAATGCAGTTATAGTTCCAGAACGTAATTCTGTAGGTATTCCATTTATATCATTACTTCTTAGAACTTCAGTTGCAAGACAAGTGTATTATGAAGTTAAAACTAAGAAAGCTGAAAAAACTATAGACGATCCTCGTAAATCGGGATTTGGAAGTAAAATGACTTATAAAAAGGAATCTAGAGTTTACGGTATAGCTACTAATAACGATAATAGAACTATAATGACTGAAGACATTCTGTTTGATGTAGTTAATAACTCTCCAAACTGGATAATTAGCGAAGATATATTCAATGAAATTAAAACACTAGTTAGAGACCATAAACGTATAGATCATAGACCTGGATGCCACGATGACCAACTCATGTCCTACCTAATAGGTTTACATGCTATATTCTATGGCGAAAATGTTAATAGATTTGTAAAAGTAACTTCAGATGACGCATTTGCTTCTAGAAGTGAAACTAATAAAAATACAGATGCAAACCGTATAAGAAAATATAATAATATTAATAAAAATGTATATACATCTAAAAACTCTAATTTCGGAGCAGCTCATCACATGATATCTCAATATAAACAAATTGAAAGAGAAAACAAAGATAATGAATACGTAGATTTAAATCCTATACCTAATTCAATGATGACACGCAAAGGTGAAAATTCTAAGAAGAAAGTTAGTAAATCTACTTTAAAAATGATCTTAGGTATGAATAAATAGATTTAAAATTTAAAAACTTAAATTAACATAAAAATATTTAAAAATGATTAAGGGGGTATCGCGTTTTGGGCAACATATTTAATACGATAAGAAATAATGATGTAATGAGTGATAGAATAAGAGTGGACGTAACAGAAAGTATATCAGATGATATATTACAAGACAATGTTGTTGAACAAATAAGAAATTTAAATAAAAATATTGAGAAAAATAATAATAATTTTGTAGAAAGTTTTCAAATGAGGTTAAATAGTATAAATGAATTATATTATAATGATAAAAAATTGCAAAGAATGATAAATACTATAAAAAATAATTTTTATAGTACAATACTGGACGAATTACAATTAAAATATCAATTTACAATAGACTTTAGAGATAATTTAATGATAGACGAACAACATCATGTTGTGACTGAATTATATAATTTTTTGGTAATTGACATATACGATAATATAGTAAATTATGCAGTAAATACGATACTAGGTTCAATTGAAAATATTTTGTATGAATATTCAGATAAAATAAATAATAAGAATAATATATACAAATCATTAGTAAGTAAATATAATGAAAGTACAGCTACAATATTATATCATATAAGTGATATAATAAATAAGATAAATATAGATAACATGTATGATTTTGTAAAGACTAGTACGATGAGAGATCCAGAAGAATTTACAAACATGATGGTACTTAATATATTCGATGAATTAGATACATATGTAGATTTAGGGATAACACCGGGCGAACCTAAGTTCCTTAAAGAAATATTAGATAATAACTATGCATTAAGACAAGATATAACTAATAAATTAATAGAACTATATAAAAAATAGGAGGTTAAGTATGATGAGAGTAATTTTAGTAGAAAATATGGATCAGTTAAATGAGATTGTACCTGTTGATGGAGTGTTGGTACAGGTTAAAAATAAAGGAACATTTATAATGAATGAAAGTGGTAAATGGGAAAAGATAGAAATTTATAATGAATAAAAATTCTATATAAAATTGATTCAATATACAAATCATGGAGGTATTTATTATGATCGAGAGTATACATGAGGAAACATTACATGAGTTAGTACCTACAATTTATGAAGTTACTGAATTTTTAGAAGTTGAAGAATATAAAAATTGTAAAATTGGTGATATATTATATAATACTGAAACTGGCGAAATAAGACAATACGGTATACTAGAATTAATAGATGACGAAAAAAGTATTAGGGATACTTATAAAGAGTTGGTGCCTCTGGCAGACAGCCAAGGAAATAAAGTAGCTAATGAAATTTTTGTTAAGAAGCTTCAAAATTTAAAAAAAGATATACAAACTATGAATAATACTGCAGAGACTAATAACATGCCAGTGTATATAAAAAAATTAAAAGAAATGATAGACTCAGGTAATTATAGCTTTAAAGAAGTTAAACAAATGGAACGAAAAATAGAAGCAATGGAGTCGGCTATAACATTTACATATTTACGTAGTATGAACGGAAAAATTCGTAAATATGATAGTAAATTATATAAAAAATATAAAACTGAAGCTAATAAAAAATTAAAAGATAATACTAAATATTCATTTCCCCCTATCAACGATTTATTAATAATTTTAAATAATGTAAATATAAATAATGAAAAAGAGAATAAATTATTTTTAACAAATTTTTATAAATACATAGTAGACAATAAAATGGAGACCATAGGAGTTTCTGTTTATTTTACTTTAATTAATATTTTAGGTTTAGTTAAAGAGCATAACGATTTCAGATGTTATATAATAGAAAATCTTTATAAAATAATTAAATATTTTAATCAAGGATAGATTTAAATCTATCCTTGATTAATTTAATTTGTTTATATAAAACAATACCATATCAAGAAACATAAGATTATATATTGGAGGTGTTTAGTGATTTGAAATATTCATGGTTAAAAAAAGTAGATGATGCTATTTATTTTGACGGTTATTTAATGGAAATCTACATACCTAAATATTACTTTGATAAAAATGTTGCTAAATTTATAGGTAATAAAATAAGCACATTAGGAATATTTGAGTTTAAAGTGTTAGATGAAAAAGGAAAAATTGAAAAACACACATTTAAACTGCCAATGAATGTAATATTTGAGTTTGACGATTATAGAAACGAAAATGTTACAGTTAATGAAGAAATTGAACCCAACTATGTGTTTATATTACAAAATGGTATGATGTTTTTAGATAGCGTCAAAAAAGAACAAAGCGGTGCTAATTCTAAAAACTTCATATTTGCATTACACAGTAATAAGTTACCTTCAACAATACCATATTCTGATATAATCAAATTATATTTTGACAATCTTATATTAAATAAGGTAAACATAGGTAATCCTGGGTGCATTCTTGAAATGACAGTTGCTGAATTATGCAGAAGTAAAGATGATGTATCCGTTCCTTTTAGAAAAATAATAGGTGAAAATTTCAAAGGAACTAAAGATATAGATTACAAAATGACAAATGTTAAAAATTTACCACCAATAAATAGTACATTCGCGGCATTATCTTTTGAAAATATGGATGATTCTATACTTTCATCTATACGTAAAAATATAAATGGAGAAAAAGAAATAGTCTCACCTATTGAGAAGATAACAAAATATTAGCGAAATGACTTAACAAAATCTCGAAGTAAAGGAGTGTTAACAAACATGTCAATAAGTGAAACTGGTTTAGAATGGCTACATCCCCACGTCGCTTCCACAATAACTTCTAATATATTATTTACTAATGGGGATGCTTCAGACGTAAGCTTTTTCTATGCTATTGTATCAGAAAAAGGCCTAGATAACAAAGTTCAAATTATGTCAAGCGGGGCTCAATTTATAAAAGAGTATGGTGAGCCTAACATGCGAAAATTTGGCCAAGCTGGACACAATATAATAAATCTTTTAGGAGCAGGAGCTAACGTATACGTTCTTAGAGTCCTTCCAGATGATGCTACTTATGCTCATGGTTTCTTCAATATACAAACTAAAGTAAATATTGGTGAGAAACCGGTTAAAACAATAGACGATGAAATTATATATAAAGACGATGTTCATTTAAGAACATGTACTGCTTGTACTGAACTAACTGCAGTATCTAAAGAATCTTTAGACAACCAAATAAATATAAGACGTACTGACACTACAATAGACGGATATAATGATAATTTATTATTCTGTATATATCCTATTGGTAGAGGTGAAGCTTATAACAATTTAGGTTTCCGTATAAATTTAAATAATAGTTTTGATGATATGTATGACTTCAGGGTATATACATTCGAAGTTATACAATATGACGAATATGAAAATGCATCTACTATAGAAGGTCCATATTATGTATCTTTATATCCAGATGCAATGTCTTATACTGGGGATTCAATGTTCATAAAAGATGTTCTTGAAACTTACAGTCAAGTTGTTAGATGTATATATAATGAAGATGTATTCTATAAATTAGCTACATTAATAAATCCTAATGTTCACCCACAAGTTATAGATATTGTTAGCGGTCAATCTAGAATGGTAGCAGGTCAGCCTGAAACTTATTATGATGATGATACATTAAGATATGAAGATGTACATATGTCTATTATGAAATACGATATTAACGGTGAAGTTATAGTAAATAATGGGTATGCCGCACTTAATATACCAGCGGCAGATGATGAAAGAGTACTAACTACAATTTCAATAGACAATATGCTAAGACAATCGCTTTATAATACGTCAGAAATAATGCTTGAAAAAATGAAAGTTGTTTTAGGTGAAATCTTACAAAAAAGATATGCATCACAATTAGATAGATTAATACAAGTTGGTATTGTATTGGGTGAAGGAGATAATGCAGTATTATACGATATAATAGGCGGAACTTATAAAGCTAGAGAAGATAACCTAGATGCAGCTATGCATAACACGATAAGAACATTATTCCTTAATGGAATATTACCATCTCAATTAGTTGAAGGGGAAGTTTCTTATTATTCAAGATCTGTATATGAACGAGATGAAAAAGGTTATTTCTTAGAACATGGAACAGAAGCATTATATGAAAGAGATTTAACTCTTAGTTTATGTATAGATGATTTAATAGATGTTATGGAAGATATAATTCCATATATAAGCATAATGGAAAGAAATGCTGGATATACAACAGTTGGAGCTAGCTTAAAAACTTTCGTAAATAACTGGAGATCTATAATGAACTCTACTGAATCATTTGTATATACTTTAGTATCAATACAAACTGCAATGCTTGCATTACAAGAAGAATTAATATATGCTGAAACTATAACTGACGCAAATGAAAAACTTGCTGCAGTTTCTAGTATATTTAGTACTTTCAGTGTTGATTTAGTACCTAATTTAACTATAGGTGTTAGGGGCTTAGACCCAGAGTTCAATCACTATGTAACAAATGCAGTTAAAGGTAAGGAATTATTTACTAACGTGGGTGCTGCTGGAAGAAATATGCCAAATGCAATTCTAGTAGTAGATAAAGTGATAGATTTAGAAAATTCTACAGATGAACAATTAGTTTATTATTTTATAGATAAGAACGGAAATAAATTATTAGACGCAGATGGAAAAGTTCTTGTTCAATTAGGAGATAGATTTATATTAGTAGATGATCCTAGAATTGAAGGCTTAGGAGCTGTAGTTGGAGACTATGTAGTTCCTGGAAAATATGTTGAAGTTATGAGTAATAAAGTTGATCCAGATATACTAATTGTAGTTGAAAACGATAGATACGAAGATGGCAGCTTAATAGCAGATAACTTAATATGTATAAATGATCCAATGATATTTGACAAAGGCTTTGAAGTTGGAGATTTTGTTAAATTAATGACACACGAAGTTGAATGCGACAGTGTATATCCATTTGATGAAGCTCATGACGAAATATATAAAGAACTTGACAGATTAGGAAAAGAAATAAATAGTTTAGGTATGACTTACCTAACAGATCAATACATAATAGATCAATTAAATGGATTTGAAGATGAAGATACTGGAGATTCATTTGTAGGTTTAATACCACAATTATTTGAATTGATGAATAAATCTATGAATTTAATAGCACCATTATCAGCACTTTACGCATTTAGTAAACACTACTCAATAGTAAGTAAATTTGCGTTATTATCAGCATTCGGAGCTGGATGTAGAACTACTATCGTAAAAGGTGTTTATAAATGTAGAAAAGCTTATTTAGATAACTATCATATGCCAGAATCTGCGACTACTGGAACTATGAAACTAGTATTAGAAAACGCAAATGATGCAATAGCTGAAGCTACTGCAGCATTAGAAAATTTAAAAACATATGTATTAACTAATACACTTGAAGGTCAAGGAACAATAAGCAGATTAAATAAAGGTAGCGATGGTTGTATATCTTATAATAACTCTTTATTATCGGCTACTGTTCGTCAAGCTAATATAGATAGTTTATTAGTAAAAGGATATAAAGGATTAATAGACGAAAATATACTTAATAGAAGATTAATGCCATTTAAATATCTTCTTGATGCAAATTATAATGTTTCAGTTAAACATGCAATTGTTGATTTAGCATCTAATATAAGAAAAGACTTATTTGCATGGTTAGATACTGAAATATGTGCTAATCCATCTCAAGCACTTGCATGGAGAGCTAATAAATTCCCTATAACTACTAATATGGCAGCTATCTACGCACAAGATGGTATCATATTTGATGAGTTCCAAGGAAAAGATGTAAGAGTAACAATGTCTTATCAACTTGCTAAGATGATACCAGCTCATGCTATAACTACAGGATTACAATATCCAATGGCAGGTAACGCTAGAGGGGGAGTATCATTACCTCAAATAAGTTATATACCTAACGAATTACAAAAAGAAGAAATGTATAATAGACAAGTTAACTACGTTGAAACTAATGGTAGATTTAATAAGTTCGGAACTCAATTAACTACTACTACTAAAAATGATGCGCTTGTTAATATAAATAATATGCTGGTTGCTCTTGATATAAAACGTAATGTTGAAGTTATGGCAGAAGACGTAATATTCGAATTCAACGAATCTGAAACTATAAATAAATTCCAACAATCACTTAATAGTTTCTTAGCTAAATATAAAAATAATAAATCTTGTGAAGAAATTTCAGCAAGAGCTTATAGTTCAGATTACGATAAACTTCAAAAAATATTAAGAGTTGCAATTTCGGTATCATTCTATGGAATTATAGAACGTGTAATTATAAACATAAATGTTGTTAAATAATAGAAGAAAGGAATGATAATGGATGATTTTACCTGGACATAATTATGAGGTAGATGCTAGGAATTTTTTCCATGGTGGTTTAGAACTTACTCATAATGAATTACAAAACTTTGACCCGTTAGTTACAGGTTATGCGTTTATTGTCTGGACTAGACTACCAGATTGGCTAGATGACGCAGGTTTTACTAGTTTCAAAGAACTAACTCAAAGAAACTTTAAATCTTTACAAGGTATTTCTGATATAGAAATAGATACCCAAGCTTATCAATACGGATTTGCTAATAACGAATATAATGTTGCAGCTGGAGTTACTAAGGCCAATACTGAAATTACAATAAAACATCAAGAATTCAGTGGCTCTCCAATAAAAAATGCTTATCAAGCTTGGGCTTCTGGAATAAGAGACCCTGAAACTGGTATAGCCACATATCCTGCTTTATATCAAAAAGAGTATAAAGCTGCAAACCATACTGGTGAGTTTATGTATATCGTAACTAGACCGGACGGTAATGCATCAACTCATTATTATAATATAGAATTTGCTGCATACTTTACAAATGTATTCCCAACTAGAATACCTCTAGCTCATTTTAACTTTGATCAAGGAGATAAATCTGTAGTTGAAATTGAAATACCATTAAAATGTAACATGCATATATCTGCTAAAGTTGATGCTTATGCACAAGCATTATTAAAACACACACATGGATTTAGAACAGAAGGATTATTTGATCCACCTGATAAAATTGATATCGATACTGGTTATGATACATCAAATGACTTCTTAACATATCATAAACTTAATGGTGAAAAAACTTCTATTGAACATCCATATGCAGGTAAAACTGGTGAATCAAAAGGAATACAATAAAAAAAAGAATAACCTCTATATGGGGTTATTCTTTTACTTTTCTTTAAGCAAAACAATATTATCATTTTTAGTTTTATTCATATCTATCAATCTTTGATTACTACTGCCTCTAAAAACATAATCTAAAGTCTTTAATTCAATCACAAATTTTCCGTCAACTAACACATCTATCATATCAAGTATTCCATTTACATCTTCATCATTCATCGATATTAGCTCTTCATATGTGTATCCAGTATAAAGCCATATATTATGATGTGGAATTTCTTTTTTGTATAATTTAATAAATTTTAACACTTCATGTGCTTGTATTATTGGATCTCCACCTGATAAAGTTAAACCGTCTATTAATGGATTTTCTTTAGAGTTGTTTATAAACTTCATTTGTTGATCATAATCAAACAACTTCCCTGCGTTCACTGGCCATGTCTCTGGATTATGGCAACCTTTACAATGATGTTTACACCCTTGTGTAAATATTGTATTACGTATACCTTATCCATCTACTACACTTTCTAATTGCACGCCAGCAATTTTTATCATTCAGTTCTTATCCTCCCATTATCTAATGTATTCCAATTTTATAATATATATTCTAAAATTGCTCTGTCTAATAATTTAAAAATTCTTTCATCATTTTCTGTAAGTTGTATAAATTCTCTTATATCCTTCATAATGTGTCTATGGCATATATCAACAAATGCTGGATCGACTATGATACTTTTATAACCTTCGCAATCAGTATATTCCTTAATCACAAACTCGTCTATATCCTCATATTCGTCACTATCACTAAATTCAATAATATGCAATTTTTTAGCTTCAGTATCATATCCTATTGCAATTCTAGAATATGGTTCTATTGCAACATGAGCATGTAAGTCTATGATTAATTCATAGAAATCAGGCAAATCAGAAGCACATCCTAATACTTTTATATCTTCTATAGTTAATTCATTTATAACTTCTTGCATGCTTATCATCCTCCTTATAATTGATTATCTACTATACATTTTGTAATAAATTTATAGAATCCTTCTTTGTCTTTAGTATATTCATTGTATAGCAATTTAATATCTCGACTATAACACTCTAAATTGGGAGGTAATATAGCTTCAGAATACTTAACAACATCAACAGCGATACAACTACAGCCGTCAGGATCTATATACTCAAATAATTTGTATCTTCGCATTTCTAAAGAACAATCGGTCTCATCAGCAGCAACTCCCCATTCTTTAGTATCTTCATCATAGGCCAAAGTTAACCACATTAATTCATTATTACCATCAATACCTTTACTATACCATTCTAATCTAATTTCATATATATTCTCATTTAATTCATGATTATTAGCACTTTTACATATTGTATTATTAAATGTCATAATATCATCCTCCTCTTATATTAAACCATCTATCAATAATTTATTAGACTCCTCCTATAATATTATATCTACTAACATTTTTTTAACTTTTATTGGATCTACTAAGTATAAAAATGATAGTTGATTATCATCACCATTAATTTCTCTAATATATTCTGGTATGGATAATGCACTACAATTTTTATCATCAGCATCTTTATAAGTAAATAATGTCTTCAATTTATATTCAGTTATTATAACTGAATTAGAAAATACGGCTTTTCCTATGGTTTCTGTGTTTATATCATAAACAAGCATTTCGCCTGAACGAGATTCTTCAGATATTGCCCAAAATTCATAAACTCCGAATGTTTTACATTCAATAGGATCTTCAATATTAAAATCCATAAATTTCCTCCTATAATAAGTCATCTACTAATTCTTTATCTATTAGTCTTTTTACTTCGTTAATGTCTACTTCTTCTATAAATTTAATATACTCATAATATTGTGGTTCATAGTCGTCTTCATTATTAATATGACTTAATAATAATATATCAATCCAAGGAAAATCATCATTTTTTATTCTTTCTATAATTTCAATATCTTTATTCCATTTATTATTACTGTCATATATTAAAAATCCCAAGTTATTGTTAAATGTATTATAACCTATACAAAAACTCATAAAATTATCATGAGCATCATTGTCAGAAACTACCCAGTACAAATAAAGGTCTTTTACTAAATAGCTTTCACTATCATACTCTAATATCCATCTGCCTATTCTTTGCATAGCTTACCTCCAAAAAATAATGTGATTACTCTTTAATTGGAGCCGTCACATTCACACCACCAATCTTCTCCTGAAATTTTCATTTCAATTATACACTTTTCTAAAATCTTATCATATTCTTTTCTGTTCTCTAAATAATCATTTTCTATAAGATCATATCTTTTATTAACTAATGATCCATTACTATATTCTTTAGCATCAGTATACGTATTGCTATCTATCATAACATATGCTTTATAAGCAGTTTCTACATAATTATACTTTTGACTATATTCATCTACTGGTACAATAAAATATTCAATCCATTTGCATTTATCGTTCATTAGATTTACTTTCCAATTAATAAGATCTAAACTATCTTCAATATTATCTAATGGTATACATATATAATCTCTAAATAAGCTTTTATCATTTTCTCGTGGAACATACAAAACGAAATAATTTTTCATACCGTCATTTATATACTTACCATCATTTGCTAAAGCTACTTGAAACACATCTTCATTATCGATTGCTATTCCCAACAGTGCGATATTCTTTATAGTATAATTCATCATATGATTGTCTCCTCTTATAATAAAGTTTATATCCATCATTTCTTTATAATAATAGATCTACAATAAATTTTTTTACAAGTGTAGAATCAATCAAAATATCAGTTTTTTTAGATTTGTAATAATCAGATAATGGTACACAAAAACATAATTTATTATTATTGTCATAATACTCAAATGTTGAATACTTTAAATAAGGAATCATATAATCTTCATCACTTTTTACTAGCGCTTTGCCTACTTGATTTGTATTCATATTAAACACTAGTGCGCTAGGAATTATATCAATATAGAATTCATATACATATTCGGTAATGCACTGCCTTACATTTAAAATTTTCATAAATATACCTCCTATTATAAAAAATTATTAAGAGGATATACTTTTCAGTATATCCTCTTTTTATTAAAATAATTCTTCATCATCTGTATACTTGCTATGTTTTACTCTATCATGTACTTCTGAAATTTTACCTTTATTAAATTTATGATAATCTGTAGTTAAGTATCCTGTAACTCGTCTTAGTCTTTCTATCTTATCAGATTTACACATAGGACACTCGTCTTGATCTATCTCTCCTGAATATCCGCAAGATAAACATGTGTCTATTGGGAAATTAAATGCTAAATAAGTTACTCCTAAGTCCATAGCATACTTAATTATCTTAGCTATAGCTTCTTGATTTTTAACTACAGTAGATTCTAATTCTACATATGCTATATAACCACCATTAGCAAGTTTAGCAAATGGAGCTTCTAATTCAAGTTTTCTAAATATTGATACTTTTTCATATACTGGAACATGGTGAGAGTTAGTTATATAATCTCTATCTGTTATTCCTTCTAACACACCAAATTGAGATTTTAATGTTTTAGCTAATGTATGACATAAATTTTCAGCCAATTGAACCCTCGGTTTCCCGATACTTCATTAGGGGTTTAGATCATATCACGTACCAATATCACTACTGGCACCCTCGCTTTTCGGCAATAAAGCCTACTCTACTCCCTTCGTGTATACAAATTGTATACCTTATTCCAACTTTATTAATAAAGTCGGTTACATTTATTGGTTTCGATGATCGTTAGAGATTTTCCTTTGAGTTTGTTTCAAAATTTGGTGAAGTTGGATCGTTCCATCCTAAAAATTTAAAAATATAACCGCATCTTGGTTTTCCTTTAAATTTGCCTTGGCACTGTCTCATTACAGTTGTATGGGAAACTTTGTACTTGCGATCGACTTCTTTTGACGAACCACAAACTTCAATTAGATTCATATTAAGATCATAAACCATAATTGTATGAGATTGTGAATCATCAAAACTTTTTACATTTTCTATTAATCCATCATCAAATGCTTTTTGAGTGTTTTCTGATATAGTAGTCCAATATAAATTTTCAACACAATTATTACGTTTATTATTATCTTTATGACCAACTATCGTATTGATTGATGGATTAGGATTTGGTATCCACGTTAATGCAACAAGCCTATGAACTCGTCTTTTTACAGTTTTCCCATTTAGCTTTAATCCAATGTAATTATACCCAACTTTATTAATATCTAAGGACATCTTGTAAAATCTTCCCGGTTCCATTTCTCTATATACATTGCCATTTTTACTTATATAATAATCTGAATTTCCTTCGATATTAATTAATTTTATATCTTCACCAACTTCTTCTATACTTATAGTAACATACTTTCTTCTTGCCATATTATCATATCCTTTCTTAGGGTTGCGTAATTTATAAAAATATGTTATATGGCGTTTACAAACTCAAATTCTTTCCTACGGGGTTAGCTTGCCTTTAAAAAAGGTTTAGCCTTTCTTACCAACTTATTACGTTCAGCCCGTTTAACGAGGTTATTCGATAGCCCTTTCAAGCTAAAGACCCAACTGTTTAGGTGTTGCATAACAAGAGAAGTTAAGATCATTACGTTCTGCAGCTTCTTTAGTAAATGCATTTATTCTTGTTACTACTTTTAATGCAAAATCATATGCTTCTTTATTCTTAGCATGAGTATGTCCAAATAATGCTTTACAGCATTCAGCTATTCCTATATATCCTATTGCTAAAGTTTCATGTTTCATACATTCTCTAACTTCTTCATCTGGTTTTAACTTTCTACCTAATGTATTCTTAATTATACCATTAGCGTAACTAAAATGTCCAGATCTTGCTTTTTGACTACATACCCATTCATATCTATCTAATAAAGCTTTTTCTGCATCTAACATTAAAGCTTCTAAATCTCTAAAGAATCCGTTTACATCTGGAACTTCTCTTTCACCTAAACATATACCATTTTTAATACCAAGATATACTAAATTCATAGTTACTGGAGCTAGATTTCCTCTACCGCCTGGACCTATTAATCCATGTCTATCTTTTCCTAACATAGTTCTACAACCCATTGTTACCCCTTCTTCTTCAGGACAACTTGGATTAGCCCATATATCAGCATCGACATTAACTATGTTTGGATATATACGCTTAGTTAACGATTTTATTGCTAGTTGCAATAAATCATAGTTAGGTGTTCCTGGTTTATCATTAACACCTTTTTTATGTTTAAATATAGATATTGGGAATATACTTGTTCTGTGATATCTACCAATACCATCTATTGATGCTTCTAATAATGCTTTTGTAACCAATCTACCTTCAGCACTAGTATCAGTACCAAAGTTTATACTTGTAAATGGAACTTGAGACAGTTGTGTTATCGATTTGGCTTTTTATCCAAATCTTCTGGAGTTTTCACTCATCTACAGTCACCCATTTATATAACTGTATACGACCGGTCAATTCCGATCCAGCTCAGCGTACATTTTCACCCATTTTGGCACTTAAGGACCAATCTCCTAAGCGATCACTCATTTCAGAATGATGTGTCGGACACTCTTGGTAGGATTATATTCTCTTTCGAGGTTCACCTACTACGCGTTACGATGGTATGAGCGCTTTAGTTCTCATACTTATCTCGGTATTAGCATATCTCTTATGAGACTTAGCCTTCACCGATATTGCCCGATTACACTAGACTATTCCTAGTCTAGTAGGCCCTTGTCTTTCAAAAAGTTTTCAAGATTATCTTTTTTTCTAACGAGATAATAATTTGCATTATCGTACAAATAATGATACATAAGTTCTTTACTATTATTATCAGCATACCATAATTCTGATAGTTCAGTATCATCATTTTTAATACATATCTTACCTTCTATTGATAGTTCAGATTGAATTTGATCTTTAATTTGATGCATTAACTTATTAGTTCCAATAAATCCTATAAATGCATCTTTTTTAGCTATCCATCCATCACCATCCATTATACCTCTTATAAGATGTGATATAAGATCATTAGGTATATTATCAGGCAAATAAGTATTCCAAGTCTTATTAGGTACAACACCATACTTTGACAAATCATCGAACATTTTTTGTGAATGAACACATAATTCTACATGATTTTTTCGTCTATCTTCATTGAAATGATTAATTTTATTGGATGAATTTAATTGTTTTTTAAATTCTTCTAATATATATTCATCTTTATCATGAATTTGTATTCTTATTCTTGGTTGACTATTAGTTCTTTCAGATACATTTCCATCTGTTATTAAAAATCCAAGTATATAAGCTTTAAATTCAGTATCAATCATTTCAAAGAAATCTTCATTTAGTGTTGTATCTTTTTTAGAAAGAGCTGCTCTGTTTCTAAGAGGTATATTGTTTTTAATCATGATTTGTCTTATACTTTCTAAACTCTTTCTACCAGTTTTATCAGCAATATCTTGTAAACTCATTTTTTGATTTACATACATATCTATTAAAATAGATTCGTCTATTACAGTACAACCACCTTTTGTACGCATTGGGACGTTATTATCTTTTAATACATTTCGTACATGTGTTGCACTAAATTTCTTTTCAAAATGTTTAGATATTGCTTCACAACTAAGACCCTCTTTATACAATTTTATTATCTCATCAGTAAATTCAAGATTTTTCTTTTTCATTATAATCATCCTTTCAATATATATTGTACATTCTATACTATAATATACATTTGTTATATTGAAAGTGAAAACTTTAGAAACAAGTTTTTTGACCTGGTCTAGATTCAAGTGTATTAAGATTATGATATAAACTTTCAGCTCCTTGTTTAACGCTTTCTTCTACATGTCTCTTAGTTATCTTATATAATCTTTCGTTATGTTCTATTAATTTTTCATTTCCTAATCTTATCTCTATGCCAATTTCTTCTATTCTTTTCATAGTAATTTTTGCTTCTTCTGATGTTAGATCATATAAATCCATTAATGCTTCTTTATACTTTTTAGTAAATGTTTTAGCAACATATGGAGCTGCTTCATAATCAATTTTAGCTGAGCCTATCCCCCCAAATTGGCATTGCGATGCGCATTGGAATACCACTGCTACTAATTGAAAAAATGCTTGTATACCATTTGGCTTTCTTACGTCTCCATTTCTAGTTGCAAATCCTCCATTGTTTTCAAATAAATCTGTAAAATCTACTATAAGACAATTATGCATACCTGATGCATATCTGTCTAGATCATGAGTGTATAATATTCCATCTCTATGATATTGAGCTATCTTAGGATCAATCAAATTGTCAAGTGCATAATCTTTAAGTAATAATCCAGCAGCTTTTTCATTCTTACCTGAGAAACTAGCTTCGTCTACATTAGCGTTAGCATTCTCTATATTCTGTAAATTCATTATCTCGTTTATCTTTTTAGTAAGTTCATCATAGTTAAACATAATTGTATTCCCTCCCATGGTATTATTAGTTTTATTATTGTACTCCATCATACTATATACCTCCACTCACTAATTTAATTAAAATTTGATGTAATAATACGCGTAAAATTATAGGTAACAATTTGTTCATACACTCTGCTACAAAGTAATAATATATATTTGAAATTAATAATTAAATATTACAAATTAAATATTAAAATTAAGGAAATAAAATAAAATTACAAAGTAATAATAGGATAGATCAAAATGATCTATCCTATATTTTATTATTCCCAATCTCCATATATATCGATAAAGTCGTATCCTTCATTTAAGTATTCTTGTTCACATTCTAATACCCACATCATTGCTTCGTCTAATGATACTCCTTCTTCTACTGCAACTTCAGCAGCTTTTTTAGCTCTTCTAGCTTTTATAGCTTTGTTTACTCCGTATGCAGCTCCACCTAACGCAGCTGCTCCAGCAGCAGCTAATCCTGCTTTTTTAAGACCAGCTTTTCTAGCTAATTTAGCAGTTCTTTCTTTTCCAGCTTTTATTTCAGTTCTCATTTTTCCAGCTCTTAGTTCATTGTTATATCTTTGC